CGATCGCACACCAGCAGCAGCGCCACACCACCCGTAGTGATCGCCGTCGGAACGCTCGGCACGTCGCCGGCGAGGATGGCGTACAGCCTGGCGACGGCACCGACGGTGAGCAAATGAAAAGCAAGCCGCGGGACCAGGTTGGTGCAGGGGCTCATCCGATTGATGGCGGGCTCGGCGAGCAGGGCGACGATGACGGATTCAAGTGCGACGATCGCCTGCAGCAGGGTCGCGGGCTCAATTTCCATCGTCGTATTCCCTGGCCTTGCGGTCGGCGATGCGCAGCACGGCGGGGCCAATCACGCGCTGACTGATCAGGCCGATCAGCAGGCCGAAAGCGGTCTGGGCGATCTCGCGCGATAGGTCTCCCGGCAGGGCGCCGTGCAAAATGGCGACGGCGATCGGCGAGAGGTATCCGGCGACGACGGCAGACCCGGCAGTGGCGGCAGCCCGGCGGAACAGCGGCGCGGGCGGCTGGTAGGTCAGCGCCCACAGGCCACCAGCGAATCCGGCGAGCAGGATGTCGGGCTGCAGGCCGGTGGAAATGCCGAGGATGGTCAGCCCGGTGGCTGACACGGCGACCGCGGCGACGCTGGTGGCGGGCTCAGGGGGCAGCATTATCTTGTCTGCACGCCCGAAAAATCACGCATCGGCGGTGACCCGCACGACGTTTGTGCCGTCCGCCAGCAGAATCGCCCGCTTGGTCTGCGCCACCACGATGCCAGCCCCGGCCGATGTCTTGAACGTCGTCGTGAACGGGCCGGTATTGCTGCAATAGACGATTCCCTCCCAATCATTCGGCACGATGACGCTGCGGTTGCCAGTCAAAATGCCTGTCGTCGTCAAATACCGGCACGCCGCTTGCGCTTGCGTCAGCGTCACGTCGGCGGCAGTGACGGCGACGCTGGCTTTGCTGGTGATGTGCTGTGGCTGCCACTGAGCGCGATAGTCAGTGTAGCTCGTAATCGTGGTTGCACTGGTGACAGCAGTGTATAACGGGATTCTTCCAGGGGTAAATCCGGTGGTGTTTTTGGTGACGACGCCGGATCGGTCTGCCTCGATGTAGTTTGTCGCGCTGGCGGACAGGGTAATGCCCGTCGTTGCGTCATTGGGGATGATCGTCAACACCCCGTCAATGACTAGTGCGCCACCATAATAAAACCAGATCAACCCGGACGATGAATACCTGGAGAACAGCACAGCTTGACTCATGGCGTTAAACAGCCCGTTGGCAGTAGATTCCTTTCCCGATTGGGACTGGACCAAAAGTTGCAAATTTGATGAGATGGATGCCATGGCGTTACCTTGTATATGTTCTGTATGTTGGATAACCGCGACCGACGCTCGCGGAAATTTGATAGATCACGAAGCTGAGCGTGGTCTGCACTGACCCGAAATCTGTAACTTGCTCTGCCGCTGAGTACAGCACGCTATTGGTGCCGCTGGCAGACAGCGTGCGCAAAACGACCGTATAGGTGTTGTCCGTGCAGACATCCCACTCATATGCCTCGACGCTCTCGCCGATGTCGATATCAACATAGTCGCGCCACTCGTCAACAATCCGGGACCGGCGGTAGGCGTAGAGCGTGAGGTCGTCTGTCGTGGAATTGCGAGCCATATTGCCGCCGTACAGCGACAAAGGCTTTAGATTGACACCTTGATACGCAAACGAGCGGTTAGCGTCCGTGCTGATGTCTCGACCATCAGTAATCGCTCGGTAAAGCCTTGACTGACCCAGGGTGCCAATCTCGACGTTGAGCAGTTGCACAAAGCTGGTGTCGAGCAGCACGATGGTATCCCCGGCAGCGTGTAGTGACATCGCCCACTCCGTGCCCCTACGAGCGCGCAAAAAATCGCGCAGGATGTAGCTTGACCCGCTGACCAGTGTGCAGGTCTGCGCAGCAATAATCTCCCAGCGGCCATCAGCACCGTATGCGAAATAGTTGGCGCCGTTAAGCATCGCGGCCTCGGTGACGGAAAAAAGCTCGCCGTTATCGAGCGTCACGGCAAGTTCGCTGGCGTTATCGATCACACGCGAATCGACCGAGCCGAGCGCAGTTGTGGCTATGCCCATGGTGCTGCCAGGCGCAGGCAGATCAGCGATTGCTGACCATGACGAGCCGCCATCTAGCGATGTCAGCAGCGTGCCGCCAGGCCAGGTGCTCGTGTCGCCACACGCCGCAACGAGGATGCAAGGCGTATTCTGCGACGATACGACCATCGGAACGTCAAGCAGCACATATTTTGTGGCGCCCGCGTACTGGATAGTCGACGTGCCGGTATAGACGGGATCGGCAGCGACAGCGGTCGGCGTGTAGATTGCGGCGCTGTTATATTTTGCCTTGCACTCGACACGGCCGTCGCTGGTGTAGCTGATGGCGGTCAGGCGCAGGCTGACGTTGCCCTCCGGAGTTTCGAGCGTGACCACGTCGCCCGGCTCAAGATGTAAATACGTTGGCGGCAGGTTGATGGCCACGTCGTAGCGTTCGAGCCAGTAAAGGTATAGCAGGACTTCGGCCTTGCCGGCCGCTTCCGTGGCGGTCAGCACCAACGGCAGATCGAGCAGCAAGGAGTTGATCGCCGCGGTATTGATCCGCTCGGCGTACTGCGTGCCGGTGTTGTATTCGCGGTCGTAGTCTAGGTGCTGGACCGTCACGCGCCGCGGCAGTTGCGAGTCCATTTCTCGCGAGACGGTGATCTGCACGCCGGGCGCTTGTCCGTTGGCGCGCGCATCAAGATCCTCTTCCGGGATGGTGACGACTGACGCGCCGCCGCGCGCGAGGAACCGGATGACGTACCCGTGCTGCACGACATCAAACGGCCAGGCGCCTTGCAGTGGGTCAATCGCCGCACGAATGGCGCCGACACTCCCGACGCGATAGCCTCGGACGGTCGTACCGGTGAGCGCGGACACGTCGATATCGCCACCTGTCAGCAAGCCGGACTGGACACACTCGGCGGACAGGATATCGGATAGAGCGGGCAGGATGTCGTCGGCAAAATATCGTTGGATAGTTGCGGCGCGCTGGTTGTTTGAGGTGACCAGAAATACCGATCCATTCCAGACGATTCCACGCCAGGTCGTGCCGGTAAATGGCATGGCCTGCGTGGTCCATGTCGCTCCGTCTGCAGAAATGTAGTAGTTGGTTTGGTCGGTGGCGAGAAAAACACGGCCATCCGATGCGATGCTGTTGATGTTTTTGGCCAGCGTGTAGTGCGCCCACGTAATCCCGTCAGCGCTGACATGTACCCCGCTACCGCCGCCTGACGCGGTGCAGAAAACCCCGTCGGCATTGACGGCGATTTCTCCGTAGTTCCCTCCAGTGGTTGCACCTCTTGAGGTCCATGTCCCGGCATACCCTGACGTTGAGGTAAAAAACGTGTTGGTTCCGAAATGCGAGATTGTTACCCAAATGTCGCCATTCCACGCCAGCGAGCGCGCATAGTTTCCTGGTCCGAGACCAAGCCCTTGGGCTGGCGCAACTTGTGAAGTCCAGACAAGCCCGTTCGAGCTTGTCCACCACGCCGCGTGATCGGTGACGATGATAAATTTGTCGTTTCCCCATACGACGCGGGTCGGGTAGCCCATGCCCGGCAGAGACTGCAGCGTCCAGGTGATGCAGTCCTCGGACGTATAGACGGAGTACGGGCAGATAATGACGAAAATATCGCCATTGGTGGCAATGTCCTGCCAGTCATCGGAAATCGGCAGATCGTGCTCAGTCCAGGTCGCGCCATCTGGTGATGTGGCGCACTTGTTGGAGCCGATGGCGACGGAACAGAAAAAAGAGCCATTCCAGGCTGTGGCAATCCAGCTCCGGTTATTGCTCATCGTGCGACTGGTGACGGGGTAGTCGTACGTCGCTCCGAGTTGCATGACCTCAACGCGGACCTGAGCGCCGGCGAGGCTATTGGCATAGCGGGCCAGTTGAAGATCGTAAAACACGATATACGCCAACCCTCGCCAGGCCGGGGTATTGGCGGCGCCGAGCGTGGCCTGCATGCGCGCGTCCGGCAATTGGTCATCGGTGCCGAGGTAAATGGCGAACCCTTCGGCCGCGGCGTTGCTCGCTGCGATCGTATCCGGGTCGCTCGAACCGGCGTCGTAGATCAGATCGGCGCCGATCCAAATACGGCGCACCCCGGCAATAGGCCCTTGGCACAGGCCTACGGCGAATGTCGCCGAATAGGTGTATGTGCGGGATGTGCTCGACCCGACGCCGCCCTTGCCGCCCGTTTTTTGCTTGGTGACGGTCTCCTTGATGGCGTTGTTTTCGATCCAGAAAACGTTACCGGTGAGCAAGATGGTGCCATAGGCGCGTGGGATGACGGCGCCGTAAGTGCTGGTCTGCGTCGTGAGGTCGTTGATGCGCGGGCCTTCAACGTTCGGGCCCTTGGGCGGGTCGAGATACCCGCCGGCCATCATGCCGATCTGCGCACCGTAGAGCGCACCGCTTGGCCCGCCCAGGAAGAACCCGGCGACGGCGCCGACGATGCCGCCGACTACTTGCCCGCCGCTGCTCACGCCATGCCCCGGAAGCGATAAACGCGCACGATGCGCGCCTCCCAGAGGCTAGACAGCCGGTGCTCGCAGCACAGGCCGGCGGCTTCGTACGCATGGATGATGGTCTCTCCGGCGCAGATGGCGAGGTGCTGCGGCTCGCTGGCAAAGCGCATCAGCAGCAGATCGCCTGGCCGGCGGTCCTCCAGAAACACGCGCTCCAGGCAGGGCTGGCTGTCGAGCGACTGCTCAAGCTGGCCGTGTGCCGGCGTGCGGCCGTAGCCGGACACATCGAGATGCCCGGCGCCTATCTGGCGGGCGACATGGATCGCTACCCCGGCGCAGTCGAGACCGAAGGCGATCAGCCTGCCCTGGTGGCGGAATTTCGTACCCAGGCACTGCCGGGCGGCGGCTAGAATGTCATCAGCGGTCATTGTTGGCCCACGGTGGCGTATGTGCTGCCGGTCGGGATGTACGGAAATCCGCCGAAGTTTTCGACGTTGCTGTACGTGCTGGTGCCGTTCCATCGCGCTTGGCAGTCGGAGAGGCGCTTGCGGCAGCCTCGCACCATGCTGTAGCTGTTGCCCACCACCGGCAGGTAGTAAAACGGCTCGAAGGTGGTGATCACGCCGGCCGCAAAGCTCTTGATCTCCAGCGGCTTGAGGCCTGCGTTCGGCCCGGACGTGAACTGGATCGTCCCGGCGCCGAAGGTGTCGTCAGACTCGGCGCGCGCGGAGTCGGTGAAAACCGAGGCACTGCTGACGCCGGTCAGCGTGCCGGTGACGGTGTTCGCGGCGAGCGACGCGCCACATCCTGCGTATTCGGTGCCGCAGAACGTCTTGGGACACTGCGCCCCGTAGGTCTGGCCAACGCTCTGGTTGAGCGCATCAACTAGCGATACGCCACCGATCTGGAAGCGATCATCGAGCAGCGTGGACTTGCCGAAAATTCCGGCGGTGATCGGCTCTTGGTCCTCGACAGGCGCCGCCCAGGAGGTGGCGAACACATAGCACCTTGCGCCGTCAAACAGGCCGCTACCGACCGCAGCGCGCGTGACGCCAGAGGCGCCGGCGATGCCTTCGATGTCAATGCTGGCCGGCGAGAATCCGGCGGTTGAAGCGTAGCCGGTGAATTCGTAACCGGCCGTCGACAGGTAGGTATGGCCACCCATCACCAGGTCGCGCGGATGGTCGGTGAGGTAAATCGGAGATCCAGTAACCGGCACGATGCGCAGGCAAAGGACGCGATAGCGGTAGTCGGCGACAACGGGCTTCATGGCGCTAGCAATTCCACAATCGAAATTGATCCGCAGTCCCGCACGATGTTTGACAGCGCCGTGATTTCGATTGAGTCATCGAAGCGCGCCGGGACATCAAACTCAAATCCGGCCGTGATGGTGTCGCCAATCAGCGGCGACGGTGAAATCGTCAGTCGCCCCGTGGTGGTGTCCAGCGTCAGGCCGGACGCGATGGTAACGCCGTTTTTTGCAGCGATCAGCGTGCCGGATACCGGCTTGTAGACCGTTCTTGCAGGGCGACCGATGCCCAGCGGCGTTCCGCCTGCGCCGTACTCCTTGCGCAGTTGATAGATGCCCGCAGAGATGCGCGTTAGCGTCTGGTCGGTCGTGGTGATCGTCCCGCGCCCGGTTGCGCTGCTGTTGTAGTCGTCTTCGCATCGCACGCGGAACCCGGCATATCGGCCATAAGCGCGGTGATAGAGCGCCAACACGCGCGCGGCCATGTCATCCCGCAGTAGCGTGAAGTTGATCGTCCATGCGCGCAACGGCAGCCCGTGCACCAGCTTGCGATATTCGGCGCCGCCGGCGGTCTGCGTGATCTGCACAGAGTAGCCGTCGCGGTAGCTGGCGCCCATTCGGATATCTAGCGGCAGGCGTTCTTCGAGGAATTCGGCCATTAGGCGTATCTCCGTGCCGACGACAGTGCGCCGAGAACCTCGCGGGCCACGGCGCCGCC